TGAATAACCCGCGCCACGAAACGCACCCATCGCCAATCGTGGCGCGCACAAATTTCTAACCCCGAGGTACTGGCATGAACTGGCTCACCTCGATCTGGCACCACCTAACCAAGAGGAACGACGACATGAACGAAGCTGCTACCAATGATCAAGGCCTGGCCGCTGCTCCGGCCACTGTTGCCGCTGCGACGGCTCCGGCTCCGGTTGCCGCCGTTGCTGCTGCGCCAGTTGCTGATCCAGCACCAGCACCAGCACCAGTCGCACCCCAGCCAGCCGTAACCGATGACTTCCTCGTCAAGCTGAAAGGCCTGCTGATGGTCCTCGGTCACGATCTGGAAAGCGCATGGGATGATGCTGTGGCGCTGGCGAAAAAAGCTGTCTAAGTAGCGCCGCTCGCACCATTAAACGCCACATTCCTCCGATGTAGCGCAAACAAAACTCCGCTCAGTCACAGACTGAGTGGGGTGCTTGCGTGCCTGTTCTAGTCACATAGCCTAACTCCTGTCATTTCGATAATCGAGATAGGGGCAGGGCATGAGTGAGTTCAAGAATCTGAGCGATGAGGATGTACTGCGCATTGAGCGCGGCATCGTTTACTCGTTTCCTGCTCGAGATGGTACTGGCCTGATCATATGCGTCGGTACGTATGGAGATCTGAGCAACCAAGTGAGAGTTAAGGGTCGCGCGACTATGGGCGAATTTCTGCTTATGGCAACTAACAGACTCACGTACTGGTTCTGCCACCGAATCGATGGAATTCTGTCTGGTGAAGAGGTTGCAGGCTCGGCCGATTGGACCATCGTTGATGGAAAGCCGGTAGCACCTCCATACATCCAAGCTATTCCGGGGACTGCCTCATACATCGACAGCCGGTCTGGCGATCACGCCAAGGCTGCCGAGTAACCCATGTCAGCCGACGCCATGCTCACCCGGCTCATAACCGACGATGAGCTTTACTGCGCGCGCAATCTGAAGATCCGCACGAAGGAAGGGGAAATCCTCCCGTTCGTGTGGAACGACGCACAGCGGGTGCTGCATGCCCGCATTGAAGAGCAGCGCGCCGAGCAGGGCTGGGTTCGCGTGATCGTACTCAAGGGCCGTCAGCAGGGCATCAGCACCTACGTCGCCGCCCGGTTCTACAAGCGCACCTGTATGGGCTTCGGCAAACGCACGATGATCCTCACTCACCTGGACGGCGCTACGCAGAACCTGTTCGGCATGGCGAAGACGTTCTTCGAGCTGAGCGACAGCACGTTGCGGCCTGCCATCAAGGCGAACTCAGGCACCGAGTTGTCATTCGCCAAGCTGCGCAGCGGCTACAAGGTCGCCACAGCGGGGAGTCCGGGCGCAGGCCGGTCAGACACTATCCAATACCTGCACGCCTCCGAAATGGCCTTCTGGCCAAACGCCAAGAAGATCATGGCTGGTCTGGGTCAGACGGTGCCGCTGATCGAAGGCAGTGAAGCGATCATCGAATCCACCGCCGACGGAATGGGAAACCTGTATCACCAGTTCTGGACACTGGCCGTGGCCGGCAAGTCCGACTACATGGCCGTCTTCATCCCGTGGTTCGTAGAGCGTGGCTACCGTCGCGCCGTCCCGAAAGACTTCGAGATGAGCGATGAAGACTACGAATACATGGAGGCCTACGACCTCGACGAGGAACAGATGGCCTGGCGCGCGGCGAAGATCGCCACCGACTTTGCAGGCGATGAGGACTGGTTCAACCAAGAGTACCCGGCCACGCCCGATCTGGCATTCCAGAAGGTCGGCCACAAGCCACTGATCAAGACGGTCAAGGTTTCGCTCGCTCGCAAGAAGCAGATCAAGCACGTGAAGCGCATCGGCGCTCACGTCGTGGGCCTCGACCCGGCACGCGGTGGCGATACCTCGACGTTCATTCACCGCCAGGGCCGGGTGGCATGGGGCATTGAACACAACAACGTACCGGACACCATGGCTGTAGCCGGTCAAGCCGCCCGTATGCTCATGGACGACCCGACCATCCGCATGATGTTCATCGACATCGGTGGCCTGGGCGCTGGCATATACGACCGTCTCGTTGAGCTGGGCTTTGGTGATCGTGTCACTGCCGTCAACTTCGGCGGGAGCGCCACCGACACCCGCAAGTACTTCAACAAGCGCTGCGAGATGTGGGGCGAAATGGCCGAATGGATTCACGACGAAATCACCCCCTGCATTCCGGATGACGACCAGCTGCACACCGACCTGACGTCGGCATCCAAGGACAAGTACACCAGCAACGGCCAGCTCAAGCTAAAGCCCAAAGAAGACGCCAAGAATGAAATCGGCCGATCCCCCGACGACGGCGATGCCCTGGCCCTGACATTCGCTGAGCCTGTGTCAGCCGACGACCAATTTACCGAAGACTGGAAGGCGAAGCTGATGCGCCGCAACTCTCAAAAATCTGCGATGAGTGCCTGATATGGCTGACGCCTCCGAGCAACAGAAAGCGACCGACAACTGGTCCCGATACGAATACGGCCTCAACCGTGGACACCGGGACTACGTCGAGACCGCGCGCGAGTGCGAAAACTACTATCTGGGCGGCGGATGCCAGTGGAAAAACATCGACCGTCAGATTCTGGCTCAAGCCGGGCGTCCAGCGCTTGAGTTCAACCAGATCAAGAACAAGATCAACGCAGCAGTCGGCTATCAGATCGGCAACCGCATGGACATCGGGTTCCGCCCGCGCGCTGGTGCAGCTGACGCCGAAACCGCAACAACGCTCTCCAAGCTTGCCATGCAGATCGCCGACAACAACCAGCTGCATTTCAAGGAAACTCAGGTTTTCAGCGATGGGGTGATCCAGCAGCGCGGTTACTTCGACATCCGCATGAGTTACGCCGACACGATCCTGGGTGAGGTCAAGATCGACCTGCTCGACCCGATGGACGTGATACCTGACCCTGACGCCAACAGCTACGATCCCGACGACTGGGCGGATGTCACCATTACCCGGTTGCTGACTGCTGTCGAGATCGAATTGCTCCATGGCAGCAAGGCCTTCAGATCGCTGGATGAGAACAACGATTCAGGCGATACCTTCCTACCGCTGGCCGATGACATCGAGCGCGCCAAGTTCGGCGATGCAGACGAGTTCTTCCCTGAATTCTACGGCGAGGACGAAGACGACAAGTCCACCAAACGCTATCGGATCATCGACCGCCAGTTCTGGCAGATGGACACGGCTGATGTCGTGATCAGCGTCACCGGCGATATCCGGCTGGTTGCAGATATCAACCAAAAGGCCGTAGACGAAATGGTCGCCGCTGGTGGTATACGCCAGAAGCGCAAGGTGCGCCGGGTACGTTGGCTGATCACGACGAAGGATCAGGTCCTGCACGACGATTGGTCCCCGTTCAACCACTTCACAGTCGTTCCGTTCTTCCCGACGTTTCGTCGCGGAAAGACGCGCGGCCTGGTGGATGACGCCATCGGCCCGCAGCAGTTGCTCAACAAGTCGATGAGTCAGTTCCTGCACATCATCAACACCACGGCGAACAGCGGCTGGATCACTGTCGCGGGCACGATTGTGAACATGGTTGATGGCGATCTTGCCAACAGGGGCGCCGAGACCGGACTTGAACTGGTAATCAAAAAGGGGACGCCTGTAGAGGATCGCCCGCAAAAGATCCAGCCTAATCAGGTTCCCTCCGGCTTCGACCGCATCATCGACCGCGCTTCGGCGCTACTGGAGACGGCTACGGGTGTGAATCAGGCGATGTCCGGCGCTCAAAGCAATGAAGTGTCGGGCATTGCCATCCAGACGCGCCAGTTCGCGGCACAGCAGCAATTGGCCGTGCCTCTGGACAACCTTGCTCGAACCCGCGCAATGCTCGCCACACGCATTCTGGAGATGATCCAGATGTATTACGACGAGCCGCGCATCATGCGGATCACTGAAGCGGATCCTTCTGGTAAGGAAACCACCACCGAAATTCCGTTGAACTGGCCGCAGGCTGATGCACGCATTCTCAACGACCTGACCATCGGTGAGTACGACGTCATCGTCACCGAAGCGCCGGCACAGATCACCTTCGAGAACAGCCAGTTCCTGCAAGCGATCGAGCTGAACGAGAAGGGTGCGAACATCCCGTGGTCGTTCATCATCGGCTACTCGAACCTCGCCAACAAGCAAGAGATCGTGGACGCGATGTCGCAACAGCCGACCGCGCCGGTCGATCCCCGCCTTCAAGCTCAGGCCGATCTGCTCACCGCACAAACGCAGAAAACCCAGGCCGAAACCAGTCGCGCCCAGTCCGATGCAGCGAAATCAGCAGCAAGCCTCGACCTGCTCAAGGCTCAGACCGAAGACACCAAGGCCGACACGGTATCGAAGTCCGTCACTGCGCAGTTCAGCGCCATTCAGACCGCCGCGACCATCGCGCAGACGCCGGCAACGTCAAGCCTCGCAGATGCACTGTTGCTGTCCGCTGGCTACATCGATCACAACGCCGCGCCCATCGTGCCCGAGTACAGCGGCACGGTCCTGGCCGCGCCAGACTTTCCGAAGAACACAAACCCTCTCACCCCAGCCAGCCCAGCAGTGGGCATGGACGCGGGCATTGAAACCCCACGAATCGAAGGAGCACCAGCATGAGCAAGTCCGACATGGCTGATATGGACCAGAAGTTGAAGGTCGAGCAAGACCTTCGTTCGCTGGCTGAGGCCGCAGAGATCCAGAAAGACCCAAAACGACTGAAAGCGGCGCAAGCGCTCGCCAAAGAGAAAATGGCCGAATTGCAGAAGATCGCCAAGTAATCACGAATACCCAGGGGGCAAACATGAGCAAAGCAGCAGCAGTACAAGAGACTCAAGAAGAAATCAACGCACGCCTGGCTGAAGAGGCAGCGCTGAGCGGCGAGGATTACGTGCCGACGGAAGATGAGCCTGAAGGCGCAACGGCTCAGCAGTCGGTGAAGCCTGACGACCAGCCCGGAGCAGCTGACGATGCGGGCGGCGAGAAGGACGAAGGCGATCAGTACAGCGTCGACACGCTTGCGGCCATCGCTGGTGACGACAAGCCGAAGATGATCCCTCACGCGCGCTTCAATGAAGTGAACGAAGAGGCGAAGGCGCACCGTGCACGCGTGCTGGAGCTGGAAGAGGAGCTGGCCCTAGCCAAAGGGGGCGCGACCGCCGAGCAGCCTAAGAAAGAAGATGCGCCTAAGCAATTCGACTTCGACGACGCTGAAGACCGCTATCAGGCGGCGTTCCTTGATGGCGACACTGCGACCGCCAAACAGATCCGAGCCACCATCCGCGCCGAAGAGCGCAAATCGGCCATTGCCGAAGCAGAGCAGGTCGCGGATCGCCGCTACCAAGCGAACAAAGCCAGCGACGACGCAAAGCGCACGAAACTTGAGTTCGACCTGGCTCTGAGCAAGGCCTACTCGGCGTATCCATTCCTAAGCAACGACAGCGCCGACAAGAATCAGGATGCCATCGACGAAACGCTGGTATGGCATCAGCACTTTGTCGCCAAGGGCAAAACACCGGCTGAAGCTCTGGAACTGGCAGCAGCGAAGATCGGGCCGCGCTATGCAGCTGCCAAGTCTGAGACAGCACCCACAGCTCCAGCACCGGTAAAGCCAGACCTGCAGAAAGGGCTGGACCGTGCCGCGAAGGTTCCTGGCAAGCCTGCTGGCGTTGGTGCGCGAGCCTCTAGCCTGGATGTTTCCAAGATGACCGGCAAAGAACTGAAGAACCTTTCGGCTGAGGATGAGGCCGCGCTGGCTGGCGATAACGTTTAGTTGACGAGCCGATCCAGTCACATACGTTAGGAACTGTTGCAGCATCGGGACATGGACGTCATCCAGCTTCAATTGATACCCCAAAGTGCTGCGCGGGGTGTCGGCGCGGATGTCGCCTACCTATGCAGCTCGCTCACCGAGTCACGGTGTCTCTCGCCAGCAGGGCGTAAAGCTGACCGATTCAAAGCGCATCAGGAGCGCACAAACCTGTCCTCGCGAGGGTGGCGACATACCCAGAACCAAAAAAGCCACCTTCATAGGAATTGCCCTCATGGCACTTACCAATTTCGCGGCACTTCAGCCGCAGCAGAAAGTTTACTGGTCCAAAAAGACCTGGGAAGCCGCTCGGGACGACATGTTCCTGAACAAATTCCTGGGCGATGGCGAATCCGCGATCATCCAGCACATCACCGAGCTGACCAAAACCGAGAAGGGCACTCAGGTCATCATGAACCTGGTTGCTGACCTCGTCGGCGATGGCGTGACCGGTGACAACTGGCGCGAAGGCAACGAAGAAGAAATGCAGGCGTACTTCCAGGAGATCCAGATTGACCTGATCTCCAACGCAGTGCGCAGCAAAGGCAAGCTGGCCGAACAGAAGTCCGTCATCGACTTCCGCCGCCTGGCTCGTGGTCGTCTCTCCAACTGGCTGGCACAACGTGTTGACGAGCTGGCAATCCTGACCCTGTCGGGCATCGCCTACAACTTCAACACCGACGGCTCGGCCCGTATCGGTTCCGCCTTCCCGGGTCTGGCTTTTGCCGAAGACGTGAGTGCCCCCTCATCGAAGCGGTATCTGACCTGGGATGGCTCTAATCTGGTGCCCGGCAGCACGGCGGCCATCACCACTGCGGGCGTGCCCAAATACAAGATGATCGTGGACCTCATCGCTTACGCGAAGTCGCACCACATTCGTCCTGTGATCGCCGGTGGCAAAGAGTATTACGTGCTGCTCGTTCAGCCGGGCACTCTGGCGGCGCTGAAAATGGACCCGCTGTGGCAGAACGGCCTGACCAACGCCGGCGTGCGCGGCGACAACAACCCATGGTTCACCGGTGCCACCGTGACCGTGGACGGCGCCATCATCCAGGAGTCGAACAAGGTCTACACCACCTTGGGCGCGGCTTCCGGTCAGAAATGGGGCGCAGACGGCACCATTAACGGCACTCGCACCCTGCTGCTGGGCTCCCAGGCTCTTGGCTTCGCTGACATCGATCAGGGCGGCGCTGGCTGGGTTGAGAAGTTGTTCAACTACGACACCCAGATGGGCGTCTCGCTGGACCGCTTCATCGGCTTCAAAAAACCGCAGTTCTACAGCATCTACGACAAGTCGGTACAAGACTTCGGCGTCGTTGCGGTCGATCACTACCTGCCGAACTCGGGCGTCTAAGGAGGCCTCATGAACTACTTCCACTATGAGCACCAGTGGCCGCTGTTTGGCTACAACGAGATGCTTTCGAAGGACTTTGCCGTCAGCGCAACCCAGCCGGTTGTTGTTCTGCCGGAAGGCTCCCTGGTTGTCCGTGCATTCGTGCTGGTCACCACGCCTTACAACTCGGCCACGACTGCAACGCTGAGCGTTGGTGACGCTGTCACTCCGGCCCGGTACGGCAGCGGCATTGATCTGAAAACCGCAGGCATCAAGCAACTGACGCCGACCGGTTACATCACGCCTGGTGCCGGTCCGGTAACGGTCACGTTCGCTCAGACAGGCACTGCCGCAACCGCTGGCGCTGCTCGCGTCTACGTCGAGTACGTGGTTGAGCGCAAATCGGACGAAGTGTCCGAGTAAACCAACAAGCCCCGGGTTCGCTCGGGGCCTTTCAACATGAAAGGGGCAATAACCATGGCTGAAGCACTGCGTATCCTCCCGCCGAAAGGCGAAGCATCCTTCCCGGTTTTCCTGCCGTCTGGGCACAGCATCCGCGTGCACGCGGTAGATCCAGAAGATCAGAAGACCGGCAGCGTCATCCCGAGCAAATACCACAAGCACGCCTTGAAAGCGGGCTGCATCTACGTCGGCACCGAGTACGAAGACGACGAAAACGATGATCAGGGCGGCGCCGAGAATGGTGCGCTCATCCTGAAAGCCATCGAGGCAATCATTGAGCGTGATGATGCTGACGATCTGGATTCCACCGGTAAGCCAACCCTGAAAGCCCTCAAGGCCCAGGCAGGCTTTAACGTGACCCGCGCTCAGGCAAACGACGCCTGGGACCACTTCCAAGACTCGCTGGCGTAAGTCATGGCCTACGAAACCGTCGAGTCCCTCATCAAGGCCTTCCGTGAAGACGAGAAGGACAATGTCGCCCCGTATTTCTGGAGTGACAACCAGCTTGTGCGCTGGATGAATGAGGGCTTGACGGAGTTCGCCGAGGAAACTCAGAGCTTCTACGACGACCAGAGCGACGTCACGCTGATTCCGTATAGCATCGGCCAGACCCGGTTTGAACTCGACCCCTGCATCATTGACGTCAGGGACGCATGGGTTGACGGGCATCCTCACTGCCGACTTGAGCGGTATGGATGGGCATTCACCGACGCATGGCGGGGCGGTTATGGGCTCGCCTACAACGGCTGTTCATCCCACTTCTATTTCGACGGTGTCGGCCAGCTTCACCTACGCCCAAAGCCATCGGCTGCCGGCGCTGTGAGGCTTCGAGTGATCCGCCGCCCAGTCCGCGATTTGGACAAGTGCGACAAGATCCCGGACATGTTGCCGTCGGACCGCCGCCATTTGCTGCTGTACCTGGCCTACAAGGCCTACAACGTGGCCGACGGCGAGACCTTCGACAAGAGCAAATCCAATAACCGTTATGCCGAGTTCCTGACCAAGTGCCAGGACGCGCGCGAGTCCGCGATTCTGCGTCGTGGTGATTGCTCCCGTCCGATCCGGAGTAACTGGTAATGCCGAGCAATAGCGCATGGTCGGGCGGCATCAACAACCGCGCCAATTCAAAGTCCGTTCCCGATGGCTTTGTGCGCGACTTGGTCAACCTTGACCCGCTCGTAGGTGGTGAGCTTGGCCTGCGAGCAGGTTACGAACAGCAATACGCGGCATCCGATGCGCGCGGTGCGATGGCGATTGGGTCGCACATCCTTTTTGCCGACGGCGCGGACCTGGTTTGCTTCGACACTGATACCGGAACACCTCATGTTCTGGCGCAGATCGATAGCGGCGGGAGGTTGGTAGGCTCGGTCCTGAATGAAGAACTGTTCTTCTGCACCGCCACCGAATCGATGCGGTTTGACGGATCGACCCTGCGTGCATGGGGCGTGCCTACCGTTCTCGATCAGTCTGTACCGACCGTAACCGGTGGCGGCCTTCTGGCGGGAAGCTATCAAGCCGCGATGACACTGGTGAACGCCCAAGGTGAAGAGGGCGCGACGGTGAATCCGGTCCAGATCACGGTCAACGATGAGTCTGGCCTGCTGTTCTCCTTTCCAGGAATTCCGGCAGGCTGCACGGTGAGGTTGTACGTCAGCCCATCCAGTGCCGAGACGCTTTATCTGCAATACGAAGGTGTCGACGAGTTCATCGTGACGACGCTGCGTGACGATACCGCGCGACTGGAGACGCTGAATCTTCGCTCACCTGTCGGGGGCGACCACATTGCCTCGCTGGGTTCGGTGCTTCTGATCGCAGACGGGAAAACGCTATGGCACACCTTGGCAATGATTCCGCACCTCATGGACCAGTCCAAGAACTTCTTTCAATACCCGTCCGCCATCAGCGTTGTGTTGCAGGTCGACGGCGGGGTCTTCGTGTGCGCCGACAAGACTTATTTCCTCACGGCGCCCGAGTCCGGCGACGTCGTGCAGAACAAGAAACTCGAGTTCGGCGCCGTGCCGGGCACCGGCTCAATTCTCCCCGACGGTCGCGCCACCTGGATGACCCAATACGGTCTTGCCGTGGGGGCGCTTGACGGTTCGGTGACACTGCTCAGCCAAAACAACTTCGTTCCCGAGATGGCGCAAAGCGGCGCATCCGGCGTTATCGATCAAAACGGCAGCCAGATGGTTGTCACCACCATGCGCGGACAGAAAGGGCCAAATCCATTGGCCGCCAGCGACTATTACGAAGCGGAGATCGTCACCCCATGACCCATATTCCAGAAGGCCTGGCAAAGTTCGGCTTTGTCTTCACCGGTGAGGTTATCGCGCCGGATGGCGAGGTGATTTTCTCCCGATCAGACAGGAACATCATCCCGCAGTCGGGCATCGACCATATCGTTGGCTTGTTGCGCGGCACCGGCACTCTCAATTCGAGCTGGTACGTCGGTGTGGGCGCTTCGAACTACGTGCCCACCAGTGCGACGACAAGCGCTGATCTGCCAGCGGCAGTGGGCGAGGCCACCGGTTACACCCAGGCCACGCGCCCAAGCTGGACAAACACCTATGACGGTGTCGCGAACGTGGGGAATCTGGACGCCAAGGCTGAATTCACGTTCAGCGCGGCCACGCGCCTGTACAGCGGCTTTCTGTCCTCGAACTCCGGCAAGGGCAGCAACTCGGGAATCCTGCTGTCGATCTCGCGCTTCGGCTCGCCGTACGACGTCCCGGCAGGTTCCACCTTCCGCCTGGGCATTTCCATCTCTCTGCTGTCGGCGGCCTGATCATGAGCCTGACCCTTTCCGCGCGTAACACGATTCTGCCAACCCTCTTTCCGGGGACCGTCTATATCGCTCTGCACACCGGCAACCCAGGCGACACCGGATCAGCCAACGAACTGGTAGACAGTTCCTACGCGAGACAGCCTGCGACGTTCACCATCGACAGTGGGACGGGTACGGCAGCGCTCGCCGCCGCCATCGACTTCTCGATCGCCACAACCGTAACGCTGACTCATATCTCGATCTGGTCGGCCGCCACCGGTGGCACCGCTTCGAATCGCCAGCCGCTCACCGCGCCGGTCGATGTCTCAAGCGGCACATTCACCATCGCCGCCGGCGACATCACTATTGGAGGGGCCAACTGATGAAGCGCAGCACGGGACTTCGTAACTACATGCTCGCCACCGGCTCGTTCAAGGCCGCCATGACCGGGACCATTATCAAGGTCTACTCCGGCACAGCCCCGGCAACGGCAGATGCGGTTATTCCGAGCGATGCGGTATTGCTTCTGACCTACTCGCTGAACGGGACGGGCGGCGGCGTGAGCTTCGACACTGCGGCGGGTGATGGAACACTGCAAAAGAATCCCGCCGAGGTCTGGCAGGGCTCAATAGTTGCGTCCGGCACGCCGTCGTTCTTCCGCATGCAAGCCACCAGCGATGACGGCTCAGACAGCATCGCGCTAAATCGCCTGCAAGGGACGGTAGGGCTGCAAGATGCCGACATGGTAGTGAGCAACACCACCTGGACGAGTGGAGACGAACGCAAGCTGACCTACTTCACAGTGACCATCGCCGCCGGTTAATCGGGAAGACCGCTATGTCAAACCGTCTAACCAAGCGGTCCAGAACGAACTACATCCCGGCCGTTCCTGCGGTGCCTGCTCGTCCGGCGTATTGCGTCACAACGTCCGGCGACACCGTGAAATACGTCAAAATCGAGTCGCTGAAGAACACCGGTGTGCAGATCGCACCGGGTTACTCGATCATCATCCTATTCCACTATGACTATCTGGGCAGGACCATAACCGACGGTTTCCTGATCCCGATTGTCGTGCACAACACGCCGATCACCACTTGCTATCCGGCTGAGCCTGGAGTTCCAGGGCGCGAGGCCGTTGCCGGCACGGATAATCAGGTGGGCTGGAACTCCGGCGCCCGGAGCACTGATCCGGTAAGTGGTGATTTCGACTACACGTTCACCATTCCCGCGGTGCCCAGCGGAGCGATTATCTGCGGGCTTGCGCCTGTCGGTACGGCCATCGGCCAGTTCAACGCCATCGAACATGCCATCTACACCGCAGGTACCGCGATCAAGTTCTATGAGCTTGGCGTCGAAAAGCACGCATTTCAGGCGACATCCCAAAGCACGCCATCGTTGAAGATTCGTCGTGTGGCCGGTGTCATCACCGCGACGGTGGGCGCAGAGTCATATCGCAGTGGTACCCGGTCATCCGGTGATAAATCAATTCAGGCGGCGCTCTATGCCGCAGGCGATTACGTCGACACGCCTGCGGTTACGCCAGTGTTTGCCGGTTCATCCTTCGGCTCGCTCAGTTTGGGCGGCGAGGCGTCATCGTCGCATGACTCGGTTCTGATGCTGGGATCCGCATCAGGCTTTGACCCTGCTACTGGCGGCGAGCCTGAAATCGGCCTCGATGGCGTGGTGACGGTCTTCGACCTTTCCATGGCGTCGATTGATCGTTCGATCTATCACGATTTTGGGGTGGCCTCAGCTGACATCCCGCTGGGCCTGAACAGCTCAGAAGAGTTCCAGGCCGGCATTCGCTTTGTGCTGGATGAGCCAGATGCGTATGGGACTGACACCGATCAATTTCTTGAGGTGGACATCTCTGAAGGCTTGCTGCCGCAGTCGGCGGTGGATTTCACACCGATGCTGTTCGCGACAATCACCGAGTCCCTGACTCTGGGAGTGGTGATTGACCTGCTGGTCGGAATCGACGCAAAGCTGTTCGAGGTGCTGGCGCTGCCGGTCAACGCCAGTGCAAACCTGGTGCTCGAAACCATCCTGCGCAGTGGTATCTCGCTGAGCGATTATTCATCACGTGCGCGCAACGAGGCCATCCAGTACGCCACGAACATCGCGACTGGCGCCGTCACGCGCTACAGCGGGTTTGGGTTCTCCAGCTTCTGCCGAGTGGGTACAGATCTTTGGGCGACTCGCCCCGACGGTCTATACAAAATCGGCGGATCCACTGACAACGGCGAATACCTCTCGTACCTGATCGACTTTGCCGCCGACGATCAGGGCAGTCCTCGCACCAAGCGGCTGGAAAACATCTTTTTTGGCATATCCACCGACGGCTACACCATGGCCCGTTTAAAAGACGACTTTGGTCGCGAGTTCACCTACCGGCTCATCCAGCGCGACAGTTCAGAGGCGCGCATCGAGACGTCCAAGGGCGCTTCGTCGCGGTTCTGGCAGCTGCGACTGGAAGGCCAGGCCGCCACATACGCGGAAATCGACAACATTGAATGGGTTGCGGCTACCGGCGCCCGGAGAACCAAGCGATGAGCATCGACAGCACAACCCAAGAGCTATTCTCGCTTGCCCAAACCGCGCTGGGCTTCGCCTCTGGCAGCGCCGGGCGTATCAACGTCGGCGAAAAGCCAACGCTCAAGGAGACCACTTTCGGTTACACCGTTGGCAACATCAACCTGCAAGCGCCGCCCAAGTTCAGCGATCTGTTCGGCGGGACCGATAACGCTGCCTCGAACATTTCCAGCGTCAACGGTGAGGTCGAGCAGTGGCTCGCCACGTACTTTCCCTCGATCAACAGCGGCTTTCAGAACGTCCCTGAGGATTACCTGATTGGCGTGGTCAGCGGGGTAAAGCCGTTCGGCATGGCAAGCACCATCTTCGAAACGGTCTGGCAACAGTCGCGTGACCGCGCAGGGAGAACAGTGCGGTCCGAGCGGGCAACGTTGATGTCTGCGTTCTCAGCGCGTGGCTTCTCGCTGCCACCGGGTGCTCTTGTCGATCAGGTGGCACAATCAGAGCGTAGGGCCACGGATGCTGTGCTTGATGTGAGTCGGGAGCAGGCCATCAAGGACGCAGACATAAAAAACCAGATCCTGCAACAGGCCGTCCAACTATCGACACAGCTGAAACTGGGCATCCTCAACACGGCCGCAGACCTGTTCCGCGCCTACACCAGCTTGTATCAGCTCGACTCTCAGTCTGCGCAAATCAAAGCTTCGGCATATCAGGCGTTCTACAACGCGCTGTCCAGCTACTACAACGTCGAAGTGAACATGGAGCAGCTTAAGCTCAGGGCGGCGGAAACGAAGGCCAGCGTCGACAACGAGATCGACGGCAACCGAATCCGCAACTACGCCGCCGACTCCACGGGTTCCGCTCACGGGCAGGCAGCGAACGCCTTTGCCAACATCGCGAACGGTGCAGCAAGCGCCGCCGGCACGCTCGAAGCCCACATTACGACCGGCCAAGTCTAATGGCGGTGGTACGCCGGACAATCTCTGTGTCTGCGACCTGGCTGATGAAGAAGGCCGCAGACATGGCGACTGCGCTTGGCAAGCGGACCGGCACGGCCGTATCCGACAGAAAGATCATCGACGGGTACCTCATCATTGCCAAAAAGACCCAGGGCATACCGGATCGGCCAGGGCTTGCCGCGAACCAGCAGCCAGTCCAGGTCAAGAACTCGATCAAGCTGTCGGCACTGGTACTGGACCTGCCGGGGTTTCTCTGCCTCATCGGTCGATATCTCATCAACGGACAGGCCAGCCACAGCCGTTATTACGTCCAAACCCTTCAGCGCGGGCGAGACAGCTATCTGCCCGGCACGCTGAACGGCATCCAGCCTGCACAGACAGACCCTCTCCTCACGGCTGGGGCGTTTTCAGAAATCGGCATGGGCGTCACCGGCGCGCAGTACGTCGCGACACGGTATTGGGGCTTGGCGCAACCGTTCAATGGCATCGGCGCATTGCATGCATACTCAGCGATCGAATCCCCGTCCGCGCGGTGGCCCATGTCTTACGCTGGCGACGGAGGTGCGTTTGTGTGGCGGGTCGTCGTTGCAGCACCGACCACCGTCAGGTTCAGTAACGGCCAGGCCATCCCCGAAGATCCAGCATCGCCAGTGGCGGCTTGGACGCTCGATATCGGCGAAAGCGTGCTTGATGCTGTCGGCGCAAAGGCCATCACCCGGCTGCTTGATGCGCCAATAGAAAATTACGAACTCAACTGGGAGGCCGCGCAGTATCCGTGGATCGCTACCGGCCGCCCGGCGACGTTCACCTCAGACGAAGGTGAGTACGGGTATCGGATCACCGTTGCCGCCAACGTGGTGTACGAGCCGGCAGGGCCATATTACTGGTATGACTCACCGGATCGACCGGAAGACCCAACTGGCGGCGGGGGCGGGTCGTGGTCGGAGGGCGACAACGGATCAACGCCGAACGGCGGCGTGCCCTCCGGTGCCAAAGGGTTGTGGGCCGCAGACATTGAGGTCGTCGGCACGACCGCGACAGTGACGCACTCCTACAAGGTTTTTGCCGAAACGGATGACCGCACGCCGCTGTTGCGCGACCGGACGAATCAAGCCGGAGTCGTCGGGACCTGGTATCTGAACAACCTTACCTATCGCTCACCGATGGCGACCATCGAGAATGAGGACGGCACGCGCACCTCGATCATGATTAGCAGCACATTCGTGGAAAGAACGGCCGATGGATTCAACCCTGGGAACACCACTGAGCCGTATACCGCGAAGGAATTCAACGGCCGGATGTTTCTCGACGCGACGTGGTTCGACAATGGCGCAGTCAGGCGCCAGACGCTGATCGAGACCGAGCTTAAGCGTGGCGTGTTTTATCCAGACCGCGCCGAGATGCCCTACAACGGCACGAACGTGGCATTCGACATTGAGGACGCCAACGAGGGTCGCTTTACCATTGGCTGCGACACGGACGGAACCGAAGCGGTGTTCCCGGTGTTTTCATCGTTCCAGCCGGGCAGCCTTCCACGTTTGCGTGTCTACGTCGCGACTCGTTCTGGCATTCGAGTGGGGTATGAAGGATCGCCAGGATTCGCCATGTGCGTTGCGTGCGGCACCGGCGAGCAGATGATTTACAACTACGGGACTGTCGACTTCCCGGAGTCTGGGGCGCCCAACTATGGCGAGTGGATCACGCTTCCCGCTGGCTACGATCAGGTGACCTACATCGGCAACAGCCGGTACATGTTCTACGTGTCCACGCAGATATCCACGAGACCGGAAGACAACTTCTTTTGGGCGCCCGGCGGAACCATTGCGGTCGCCACCTACAACTCCACGACCGATGAGGTCCGTCTCGACGGGGTGATCGACTCTCAGGTCGTATCCAATGGCTTTGGCGCAGACGGCGCCTACACCGCCCAGCAGGCATGGTTTTACGTGTCTGAGACCAGAGCCTATAC